TTAAAGGGCAAGATTAAGCTGATCCCTTCCATAATGTGATGCGGGAAAAGCATCGTGGGGGATGAAATCAGATGGTAAAGGTTCTGAGCCAGTCGAGCGCTTTGATACTTTGCGCTCTACGGTGTTCAGCGTTGTGAATGATTCGCTGCATTCAAGATTCTGACACTGGTGATATTGTCGGATAGTGAATTCACTTAACCGGCGGCTGGTGCGGGTGCGGGCATTGGCGCCGCAGTATGGACAAACAAACATGATGATCTCCCATAGGGAGTTGAACTCACGCCTATTATTGCCGTTACTGGTCCGCTTCTGCAATCCAGTCGCCTGTTTTTGCTTCAAGCTCCAGTTGCGTGGTAAATCCGCTATCACCTATCGCGTGCTCTGCTTTAGCGATAATCCAGTCCTGTGCGTCAATCTCCTGCTTAAACCCGGACACGGTCAGATGCATGCCCGGGTATAAATCCGCGCGGCCTCGCGCCAGGGTGATGGAGAATTGCGCCGCGCCCTTCTGGAGCTGGATCCACTTTGCCGCAGCGGCGCGCCTCGCTGCCGTTTCGTTCTGGTAGGTTTTGCGTAACACGTAAACATTCCCCTCCGCGCCTTCCATGTAATCCCCTTCCGCGCTGCTGCTTTTCTCTACTTTTTTCCGGGCCTTGCTTTTGCGCTTTGTGACCTTTACCGCTTTTTTCTTACCAAAATTAAGATCCAGCCAGTACGCCCGCACGCCGGTGTAAGCATCACGATCAGCAATGCGAAACCGGTGACCGTCGCCGCTGGCGCGGGTAATTTCAGCAGAAGGCAGCGCCCTGCCGGAAGCGCTCACGCCGCCGCCGGGGAGGATGAACAGCAGGCACCCGTTTTTCACGGTGGCAATAGCGCCCAGCATGTCGGCCATGCGGGTTAAAAATGACATGTCGCTCTCTTCGGTCTGGTCAGCATGCTCTATCTCGATGTTGATCAGATCTTCGCTAATCATCGGCTTCAGGTCATAACGACGGGCAATGGCCGACACTACCCGCTCTACTGTCACGTCATGCCAGGACACCTCCCGCCTTACGTTCATTTCTTCGCGAAAATCCGCGCTATGCGCCGTCACGTCGATCACATCCGGCGGGCCGCCATGCCCCACTTCATCGACGGTATAAAGCCCCTTGTAAATCAGCGGCTCTCCCTGCCAGCCAATAGAGACCGCCAGCTCTGCGCCGCGCGGCGGCAGATCAACCATTCCGTCTGCGTCATCAATGGAGAGGGTGAGCTGGTCGGCCTCAAAACCGTTATTGTCCATGACAGAAAGCGCGGTGATACAGTCTGCCAGCTCAGTCAGCGCCACGCCGCCCAGCGTAATACTGAAATCCGGCTTCTTAACGGCCTCGCTCAGTTTCTCTGAATAGTTTTCGGCTGCTGTTTGTAGTGTGTCCGCTATCGCCATAACTCCCCCGTTTTTTGCTGATGATTCCACGCCCGCGCGCGGGGCTGAATCCCTTTTTGTTGTCAGCGAACGGGCAGACCGGCAACCGCAGGACTCAGCGAGCGGGCCGGGTGATGATTGCCGGGAACTCAAGCAACATGATGGTGAACTTATGTCTGAAACTCGTTTTCACGGCGCCCGCAACCGCGAAACAACCGATCTGCAAACGGCAATCAATGATATTGATTCCAGCGTGATCGGGATTGTGGCAATTGCTGACGACGCCGATCCGGAAACTTTCCCGCTGAATACGCCGGTACTGCTGACGCGGGTGCGTAATGTACTCAGCAAAGCGGGTAAAACCGGTTCGCTGTATAAAACGCTCAAAGCCATCTCCGATCAGTGCAGCCCTCGCGTTGTGGTGGTTCGCGTGGCGGAGGCCGCCAACGGTGCCAGCCAGTCGCAGGCAGTGATTGGCGGAGCTGACAGCGACAGCTACACGGGGATGTACGCCCTGCTGACAGCGGAAGCCAAAACCGGCTATCGTCCGCGCATCCTGGCGGTGCCGGAGTATGACACGGCAGAGGTGACCGGGCAGCTTTGCGTGATTGCCCAGAATCTGCGCGCCTTTGTTTATGCCGGTTGCAACGGCTGCGCGACCATGGCGGAGGCTATCGCTTATCGCAAAACCTTTGCTTACCGCGAGCTTATGCTTATCTGGCCGGACTTTATCGCTTATAACCCTCTGACGGATGACAACGAAACATTTCCCGCCCCGGCTTACGCCTGCGGCCTGCGCGCTGCTATTGATAACAGCCAGGGCTGGCACAAATCGCTGTCCAACGTAGTGGTGAATAACGTTCTGGGCATTTCAAAAGATGTTTTCTGGGCATTGCAGGCAGAAGACAGCGACGCTAACGAGCTGAACAACAACGAAATTACAACGCTTATCAAGCGTGACGGTTTCCGCTTCTGGGGCAACCGCACCACGGACACGGAAACCTACACTTTTGAGGTGTTTACCCGTACCGCGCAGATCCTGGCGGACAGTATCGCGGAGGCGCAATTTATCACGGTTGACAGTCCACTCACTCCGGCCAACGTGAAAGATGTGGTGAGCGGTATTCGCGCGGCTCTCAGCAAAAAAGTCACTGCGGGCCAGCTTATCGGTGCGGATTGCTGGTATGACACGCAGGACAACGGCACCACGGATTTACGCCAGGGTAAGCTGATTGTGCGCTACAGCTACAGCCCGGTCCCGCCGCTTGAGGATCTGACGCTTTACCAGACCTTTACTGATGATTTTTACGAACCGGCGTTCGCGTCGCTCGGAGGTGAATAATGGCCGTCCCTCACAAACTGCGGCTTTTTAGCTGCTTCATTAACGGTGATAACTACCTCGGAAAAGTGACCTCTTTCACTCGCCCCAAACTCTCACGAAAGGTAGAGGACTATCAGGGCGGCGGCATGCTGGGCGCGGTCGGGGTTGATCTCGGCCTTGATGCTGGCGCGCTGGATTCCACGATTGTATTTGGCGGCGTCATTAAGGCTCTTTTCCTTGAATTCGGGGCAGAAATTGACGGAACGCGACTGCGCTTTGCGGGTGAATATTACACCGACGGCGACAGTCAGCTGGTTGAGGTCGAGCTACGCGGGCGATTTACTGAACTCGATGGCGGAGATTCAAAACAGGGGGAAGATACGGAGGAAAGCTACACCTTTAAATCCACCTATTACAAATTCTCCATCGATGATCAGCCCATTATCGAAATTGACCTACTGAACTACATCTACAAAAAGAACGGTCAGAATATGTTCCCTGACCGCATTACTTCCGCCCTGGGTATGGGCGGTTAATCGCAACAAAAAGGGCGGCGGTGACGTCGCCCGGAGAAATCAGAAATGACCAGTAAAAATACTTTCAAATTGACTCGTCCAATTGTGCGTAAAGATGGCGAAATTAGCGAAGTAGAGATCACCGGCGCCATCAGTCAGGCCGGATCCCTGCGCGGTCTGAACCTTATTCGGGTTGCCAATATGGATGCGGATTCCATCGCCACGCTATTAACGCGAGTCACCGCCCCTATTCTGACGCAAAAAGAAATCAACGAAATGCACATGCTGGACTTTATCGGGTTGGCAGAGAAGATGGTCCCTTTCTTGAATCCGCCGGAGCCTGGCACATCGAGCGCGGCGGAGACGGAGAGCGAGTAATCACCGTTGCATTCGACCAGATCGACGATCTGGTCGCTGATATTGCCGTAATTTTTAACTGGCCGCCCTCCGAGGTCTTCGGCATGGATCTTGGCGAGGTGATAGCCTGGCGCAAGCGGGCGGCGCTTCGAAGTGGTGCCAGTGATGAAGAATCTTGATATCCGCGTTGCATTCAGCGCAGTAGACAGGTTTACCCGCCCCGTTAATGCCGCCCGCCAGAGTGCGGGCGGCTTGTCTGACTCTCTCAGAAAAACACAATCCACCCTGAAAGGCCTCGATAAAAGCACCGCTACCTTTCAGCGTATGACTGCCGCCGTGAGCAAAACAGATCGCTCTATCTCACGTGCGCGCACTCGCTTTGATGGGCTGTCAGAGACGCAGCGAAAAAATGGGACGCTGACGGAAAGGCAGCAAACACTGATGACGCGGCTGGGTGAGCGCCTCGACAGATTGAGCGCAAAGCGCGTGACTGAGGTGGCCCGCCTGCGCGAGAGCGCATCAGCATTGCGCCAGCATGGCGTAATGCTCTCAGGTAGCAGCGCAACCATCAGCAATGCAATACGCCGCACGGATGAATTGAGCCGGTCGCTTGAACGGGAAAAAGCGCAGCTGGCTGCGGTGGCTCAGGCCCGCAAGCGCTACGAGGGTGCGCAGCAGATGGCCGGGAAATTGCGCACAGGCGGCGCGTTGGCGGTCGGCACAGCAACCGCCGCCGGTTATGGTGCCGGGCGGTTCCTGTCGCCTGCGGTGGGCTTTGATGAGGAAATGTCCAACGTCCAGGCGTTGACGCGGCTCGATAAAAACAATTCGCAGCTAGCCGCCCTGCGTGCTCAGGCCAAAAAACTCGGCGCGGAAACCGCCTTCACCACGCGTGACGCCGCCAGCGGCCAGGCCTTCCTGGCGATGGCGGGTTTTACACCTGATGCTATTCGTGACGCCCTGCCCGGCGTGCTTAACATGGCACTGGCGGGAGGAATGGACCTGGGCGCAAGCGCCGACATTAGCTCTAACATCCTTTCGCAGTTCAGGCTTGATCCCAAAGAGATGGATCGCGTCAGTGATGTGCTGACTGCGGCATTTACCCGCACGAATACCGACTTGCTTAACATTGGCGAGGCGATGAAATACGCGGGCACCGGCCTTGCTGGCCTGGGTGTTGATGTTGAGCGCACCACGGCAATGATCGGCGTAATGGCTAACGTTGGTTTGCGTGGCAGCATAGCGGGTACGGGTTTACAGGCGACTTTCTCCCGTCTGGCTGCGCCAACCGGTAAAGCAAAAAGCGCACTTAAAGAATTGGGTGTCGAAGTTGCTGACGCCGCCGGAAAGATGCGCCCCGCCGAAACCGTACTGGCTGATATTCACAAGGTTGTAAAAAAATACGGCGAAACAGATCAGCTTTCATTTTTCAAAGATATTGCAGGCGAAGAAGCGGCGAAGTCATTCCGCGCCCTTGTGATGTCAGCCGGTAGTGGTGAATTGCAGACACTGCTCAGCAGCCTGCAAAACTCGACCGGCGAAGCCGGGACGGTAGCAAAGGTCAAAACGAATAACCTTGGCGGTGATCTGAAGGAGCTGGACAGCGCCTGGGAGGCGTTTCGCATCTCTGTCGCTGAAACGGTGGACGGGCCTTTGCGCCGACTGACGCAGGGACTCAGCCATGTTATTGGCAATATCAAAAGCTGGGTGGAAGAAAACCCGCGACTGACTAAGACGCTGTTTGTTGCCGGTGGTGTTGCGCTGGCGCTGACTGCCGCAGTCGGCGGGCTGTCTCTTGCTGCTGGCTTACTGCTGGGGCCGTTGGCAAAGCTCAGGCTCGGCTTTGCGCTGCTGTCTGGCGGGAGTGGTATTGGTGGCACGCTGTCCGCGTTCCGGGCGCTGTCTGCCGTTGGTGGTAGCTCGATCGCGAAATTCAGCGGCTGGCGCATCGTGTTCGGGAGTATTTCCGCGCACGCCAACACCATGGTTAAAAGTATCGGCGCACTCGGCGGACGCTTCGCCGCCCTTGCCGGCGGTCTGGCCCCCGTTCGCGGCACGCTACTCGCGGCGTTTGTCTCCCCTGGAGCTGCGCTTGGCTCCCTGGCTAAAGGGATTGGTGGGCTGGCTCTCAGACTGACCGGCCTCCCGGCCCTGTTAAACGTGGTAAGGGTGGGATTTTCTGCGCTGGGTGGCGGGTTGTCTCTGCTGTTGAGTCCGATCGGTTTGCTGGGTACTGCGTTTGTGGCAGCAGCAGTGCTGATCTGGAATTACTGGGGGCCAATTAAGGCGTTTTTTGCGGGTGTCTTCACGGGGCTGATGCAGGGGCTTGCACCACTTCGCACCGCATTTGCAGGTTTTGCGCCTATCTTTGGCTTGATTGGTGATGGCGTCAAAAAGGTCTGGAGCTGGTTTAAAAAGCTGTTAGTACCCGTGGAGCAAAACCGGGAAACGCTGAACAAATGCGCGAGCGTAGGTGAAAGGTTCGGGAGGATATTAGCGGGCGCGTTAGGGATGGCGCTGACACCTGCAAAAGCCTTGCTGAGCGCGCTCACCTGGATCCTTGAAAAGCTCGGCGTTTTGCCCGACGAAACGGAAAGAGTGCGTAAAAAGCTGGAGGAGGCGCAAAGGACGTCGCTTTTACAGGAAAAGCTGACGCTCCTTCAGGGTGACATTGGAGCGATAACACCTAAAAAAGCTGAAGTACCAAAAGGTGATGCGTCACCAAATGAAAAGCCTCTTACTGGTGATAAGCCCCTGCGTCGCCTAGGTGAGATTGCAGACAATACAAAAGGCCTTTTAGATGAGGAAAAGCGCAAGCGCATCGGACCGGGAGATATCGTATTTAAAAACCTGCCGCCTGCACTGGCGGTGCGGGGGGAATGGCAGGAGTCGCGGCTTGTCCGCCAGTCCGTCAGCGCCCGCCCTATCATTGCGGCCGGTGAGCCGGTGGTGTTGCAGGCGCCGGCCCTGAAACCAGTGCGCAGGGATGAGGTTAAGCGCGCGGCAGCTGCGGCGCAGGGCGGAGTTTTTTCTGGTGAGATCCACGTCCATTTGCATGACGTGCGGAGTGATAACCCGCGCGATCTGGCGCGGCTGGTTGGCGAAGCTGTCCGCGCGGAAATGGATAAACGGCGGCACTCTGACCGGGGTTCGTTCCGGGATAATGATTAATGGGGAGTCATAACTATGATGATGGTATTCGGGCTTTTTGTCTTTGAACTCAGGACGCTGCCCTATCAGCAGTTGCAGCTGTCCCGTAACTGGCGGCACGTCAAAAATGATCGTGTTGGCCGTAGCGCAAAATGGCAGTACGTGGGCGCGGGTGAAAATCAGCTGACGCTGGGCGGGCTGCTCTATCCAGAAATTACCGGCGGCAACCTGTCGCTGGGTGCCGTCTCCACGATGGCGTATACCGGGCTGGCCTGGCCGTTAATTGATGGGGTTGGCTCGATTTACGGGATGTATGTCATCACGGGGTTGCAGGAAACGCACCAGGAATTTGATCGTTATGGTAAGGCCAAAAAAATTGAGTTCACGCTTACATTGCAAAGGGTTGATGAGGATATCCGGGAGGGGCTGCAAAGCGCCTCTGTCAGCGACCTGATGGCAACACTAAAAGAAGGTGCAGAGACTGCATTAAATGTAGCTCAAGAGACGCTCGACGGTCTGACTTCCGGTGCTGCGGCACGATCATAAATGACGATACTTCTATTTGCTTAGGTTTGACCTGAAACATCTATTGCACATAGCCAAACCTAATCTGACAAGCAGTTCTGCGCCATAAGCGGAAGTTACTTACATTAATGGTTCTAAAATAATCGAGTTTAAGACTATGGCGTAATACTGCCCAAAAAGGTATTTTGGTTGAAACAACAGCTATGGACACTGAATAAATGAGTATATTTTCAATTGATGAGTCTGGTTACACTGGGCGAGATCTTCTTCAAAAGTCACAACCTTGGCAAGGGGCCAGTGCTGTAAAAATTAGTCATGACGATGCTCTATACCTGATCAAACAACATTTCCCTAAACGCAAAGCACCTGAATTAAAATTCAGCTCACTTAAAAGGAGAGATAGTTATCAGAAGCCTATTTTTACTTTGCAAAAAGAACTTCTTGCTAATTTCCCATGTGTAACTTGTGTTGCTGATAAGCGTTTTATTCTGATTCAAATGTTTATTGAGTATGCTGTAGAGCCTTTCTACTATGATCATGGTGTAAATTTGTACGAAAATGGCGGGAATGTTTCCATGGCGTCAATGGCTTACTATGTTTGCCCCGGCTACTTTGGTAAAGATTTTGATAATATTCTGTTATCTTTTCAAAATGCGATGCATGAAAAAACATATGCAGCTGTAAATACCCTTATTGAAAGCGTTAGGGCCGTAAATTGGCGTTTATTACCAGAAGTACTGGGGCCACTAGCTTTGGAACATCCTGGTTGTATTGAGGCTATAATTAATCCTAACATTACTACTGATGCTGCATTTATTATTCTTCAAGCACTAATATCACGAACTGAAATTATGTCAGAGGGGCCATACAGTATCGAGCATGATCGTTCAAAAAACCTTTTACAATACAATGAATATCTTTCCATGCTTATCAAATGTCAGACACCAACAGAGTTTAAAATGTCTGAAATTGCTAGCATTAAATTCCCATTAAAGCTAAATGATGTACAACAAGTTGATTCAAAACTAAGCCCTGCCGTTCAATTATGTGATGTTTTAATTGGTAGTGCAATATCAGGAGTGCACCAATTAACACATGATAAATCAATGTCGTTCTATTCCCCTTTGAAACTTTATGAAGGTAACCAGATAATTCATTTTTTACCTGATATAGATTTTGAGGAGCAACAAAAATTCAGGCGTAACAGTCAAGGTAATGAGTTCATTGATTTCATTGCTGATCAATTTAATAAATTTGGAGGCTAACCATTAGTTGTGGGCATCACTCAGAAAAATTAAGCAGTACAGTGGTGTGTATACACGTATTCGATACCGGCAAACACGGTCATTACTGACCGTGTTTTTTTATGCCGTTCGTTTCCACAAACAGAGGGTGACGTATTCGTTGGTCACATCGAGTGATTCGTTTGCGGTTTCCTGCTCGCCCGCTGCGTCGATATAGGTTCCTGCTGTCATATTGAGCGGCCCGCTCTTCTGGTTGTCCGTGCCGTGTGTCGTGGTCGGATCCCAGGTCTCACCAGGTGATCTGTCACCCGATTTGTGCCAGTGCGGCGGAAGGTTGCTGGCTGCGATTTTTACCTTATTGCTGCCGCCTGTCGCACCGTGCTGAGAACCAATGCGTACTACCCTGTCGGCAAAGGCAGTGCTTAAACTCTCCCAGGTCTGCCACGGAAAACGCTCAGCCGGGCTTTTTTCACCAGGGATAATGATTCCAGGATAAAGAATGGCATCGACGATATCCTTAAACCCCTCACCGTCACAGTTCATCCCCAGATTATCGCGCGCATTTTCAACGTCGGTTAAATCAGACAGGTTACTTTCTTTTTGCAGTGCGCCGGTAATGCGTGAATCATCTCCCGCCGCCACCGTTTCCGCCGTGGTGCCCACGTTCCGCGTGGCTGAATTCCCCAGCTCCAGATTATCCCGGGCCTCTTCTGTATCGTTTAAATCAGCAAGGTTTTGTGTTCGCCGCAGATAGCGTTTATCACCCGTTTCCTGCGTGATAGTTGCTAGCGCCGGATCGATAATGAGCTGTACATTTGAGCTGTGCGTCAGTGTCAACACCAGCGTCAGAATGATCTCTTTGATAATGGAATCAGATTGCGCCGGGAGGTACGTCGCCGGGTACACGCCGTAAGCGATGAGCGTACCCTTAGCACTGACCAGCCCCGCCTCTCTTAGAGTTTTACCCGGATAATCCCGGCAGTTGATAACAATCTGACCGCTGATAAACCCCTCATTGCTTGAATCAGAGTCAAAGGTTTCACGGCCAAACTGACCAAAAAGCGCGGTCACCGCCGCCAGGTCATCGGGTTCGGTCGGCAATGTTACGCCGCCACCATCGCCGATCAGTACGGCGGTAATATCCACGACCTCCCCCGCCTGATACGCGGCCTCGATTTCAGCGGCGCCCGCCGTCGTTAGTGTCAGTCCTGTTGCCATAGTGTTTCCTCTGCTTCAATGCCATACACACTGGCAAGGCGATTGTAAAAATCTTCACTGACGGTTTTGCTGTCGCTATCAATATCGCTTTCAACGGGATGAATAACTCCCGCATCCTGGAGCATTTGCAGGTATTCAAGGAAAAATTCATCGGTCTGGCAAAATCCGATCAGGCTTTTAATTTGATTGAATGTTTTCATAATTTATTCGTTATCCAGTTACCGGGTAAATCTGCGAAATCGTCCAGGCTGGTACAGTTGTAGAACGCGTAATAATGCGCCGTGACGTTTGGCACCTTGCCCATAAATTCCAGGCCCTTACCCGTGAGGGCAGAGCATCCCCTGAATGTGGCCGTCGTGGTGACAATCGTCGAATAACTGTCGAGATTGAATATCGTGCTGACGTTAGTTCTCAGTTGCACGCAGCCGTCAAACAGGTAGCCGATTGTCGTCACCGGTAAGTTATTCAGCAGACCGGCCCCGACCTCTTCCAGTGCGACGCACTCGGCAAACACATTGGTAAAAGTCGTGGCGTTGATACTGGCGACAAAAAGACCGGCAGGCACTGAACGCAGGTTTTTACATCCCCTGAAGGTCTGGCCGTATGCCGTCACCAGCGGGTTGCCGCTGAACAGATTTTCCGGTATTTCCACCACGCCGGTATTCTGGAACGTTGCGCCGAATGCGGTGATAAGCGGGCACGATGCAAACAACGACAGCGGAATGCTCACCAGCGCCGCGCAGCCGTAGAACGTAGAACCGGCACTGATCAGCAGGGTGTTATGTTTCAGTAAATCAGCAGGCAATACCGCCAGCGCAGTACAGCCGGAGAACGTCAGCGTCAGGGAGGTCAGGTTGACACAACCCGCAAACAGATCGGACGGCAGCGCGGCCAGCGCGGTGCAGTCCTGGAAGGTGCTCCCCATTGCCGTCAGAGAGGTCAGATCGCTGAACAGCTTTTCAGGCAGTACGGCAAGGCCCGAGCACTGATTAAACAGGCCGGTGACATTCGTCACTTTGCTGCATCCTGCAAACATATCCCCGGCCAGCGATACCAGCGCCGTGCAGCCCATAAATGTATAGGTCAGGTTAGTCAGGGAACTACAGTCACGGAATGCCCCGGCCCCGATGCTTTTCAGGGATGTACATTGGGTGAATGCATAATAGAACGTCGTGACCAGTGATTTACCTGCAAAGGCCTCTGCTCTGACGGCTGTCAGTGAAGAACAGGCATAGAAAGCCCGGTCAAAGCTCGTTGCCTTGTTACAGTCCACAAACGACGGTAGCGCCGTTAATGCTGTGCAACTATTGAAGACGCTGGCAAAGGTAGTTGCACTGACACACCCCTCAAAAATATCATCGCCCACGTCTTCCAGAGCACGGCAATAGTAAAAAGCGGAGGAAAATGTTTGCGCAAGCGCACAGCCAGAAAACACAGCTTTTCCCGCTTTTACCAGTGAAGAACAGCCGGAAAAAACGGTTCCAAAATGGTTAGCCAGGGGTAAATCCTTAAAGAATTCATCAGGCACAGAAAGCAGTTGCGTGCATCCACTGAATGCCCCGCCGAAATGCGTAGCTTCCAGGCAGTGGCGGAACAGGCGCGGCGGTAGCTGCGTCAGCGCCGTGCAGTTCCTGAAAATCGCCGTAAAGACGCCACCAGGCACATCGCTGAATAAATCTTCTGACAATGCTGTCAGCGCACGGCATCCATCGAAGGTATAACCGAAGTTATTGCCACTGACACACCCGTCAAAAATGCCCGCCCCGGTATCGATAAGGGATGTGCATCCCGAAAACGCACTGGTGAAATGCGTCGCGGAAGCACAGCCCCGGAATGTGTTTTTGCCGGCACTCAGCAGGCGCGTGCAGTTCTCAAACACTGAGGTGAATAGCGTCACCTGAGATAATTCGCTGAACAGCCCATCAGGAACAGCAGCCAGTGCCGTGCAGCCATAAAACGCCGACGAGAAATTTGTGGCACCAGTAAACCGCGTAAATAAACCCTCTGGTAGTTCAGTCAGCGACGAGCAGCCCCGGAAAACAGAGTTACAATTCTGAATATTCGGCAGATCGTCAAAAGCCCCGGCATGAACCTTGTAAAGACCGGTTGCGCCACTCGCGAAAGAAACTAGATTGTCCCTGTCTCCCGTCAAAAGAATGATTTCCTGCACAGGGTTCAGCGTCACTGAAACGTTACCCGACGTGCGCTGGAAACTGGCGGTTTCTGTGTTCTTAACCGTTATTGTGTACTCTTCTCCCTCCACAACGTCACGCGTCGGAATAACCCAGCCGTACACAGCACTGGCAGCATCAAAACGGTATTCCCGGCTGTCTGTTCCGTCGCCGTAATCAATTGTGAAATCCTCATCCATGCGCACGTAGAACAACGGACGGCTTGCATGGTCGATGCGGGTAATGAACTTCATCACCGCGACCACTTTCACACTGATCACCGCACTGACGCCGTTAGTCGTCGTGATGGTGACCGAACAGGTGCCCCGCTTCACGCCCGTAACCAGAATAGCGCCGTTGACAATTCGGGCAGTCGCGATTGTTTTATCCGACGTGGTTACCGTAAAGGTTTTATCTTCCGCGTATTCAGGGAGGATGGTCACCGTGACCGTTTCCGCGTCACCGGGGGCCAGATTCAGCTCGTAGCGGGATAAAATCACCTGCACCGGGACAAATCGCGGCGTGATTTTCTCCGTGGCGTACATGTAACCGGCCGCATATGAGGTTCCCTGAAGTCGGCCAAATACATGAACGGAAAACCAGCTGCGAAGGTTCCTGGCGCGCAGTACCGCAAGTTTTAGATCCTGCTGGTCGAATTCCGTCACCGGCAAATCGTTCTGATACACGTTCAGGCGAAAGGTATATGGATCCCCTTTCGGGTTCTGATTGAACCATTCAACAATATCCGTCCCAAAAGGACTGTCCACCAGGGCATGACGGACGGCGGCGACCGTCCCGCGATGCCGGTGGATATAGTGGGCGCGCTTGATCGCATCGCGTTTCTTTTGCTCTGACCAGTTAATATTCCAAGTATCAACCTGATATTCCCACGCCAGCCACGGCAGGAGCGCCAGCGGGCAGCTGTCAGGATCCTTCACCCAACGGATAAGATACACAGGTATGCGCGCCAGTGCGGCGGCGCTGGCCCTGTCAATGGCCCGCTCCACGGCGGTAGCGTTGGGTGGCAGAATGCTGGCGGGATAATTAGCGGTCATAGTCCATCACCACAAGATTGATTTTCACAGAGGTACAATGAGGCGCTTCGCCCATCGTCGCAACGACGTTGGCGGCCGGTGAATGCAAATCGACAGTGACAACGCCGTCCTGATGCAGCGCCCCGTCGATGCCCGACCGCGCAGCGGTGGCGTTGATGAGATGCACAGAGGCGGTGTATTCGTTCAGTGCTGCGGTGGCTTTTTCCAGCACCGTGGCGGTGTCCACGCCGTAAGGGACGTAAATGTCAGCAACCACCTGATAATTCACAATCACAGCGGAACGGACATAATCAGCCACATAATCCGTAATCGGGCGCACGTCCTCCGGGTTCACCGCTGCCAGTACTTTATCGAGCAGCGCCTGCGGGGCGGTCCCATCCCCGGTACGTGACAGCACGTAGAGGAAAACGCGCCCCTCCTGATCGTGCGTCTCCGGGCCATAGGCGCGCACGTCGAGCACATCCGCATCAGCTCCCAGTGCAAAATAGTGATAGGCATTACGGGCGCCCGCCGTGCTCAGTCGCGCCCATGAGAGCAGCGTGCGGGCGCGCAGCTCTTCGTCGCTTTCGTATACGGCGTCCGCCTCGTCGGTGGCTTCGGTAATCAGCAGGCGTTCAGTGTCAAAATTCCCCGCGACCTGATCGAGATCCGCCCCGAGGGCGCTGGAAAGCAGCACCGCGCGCACGGCTTCATTGATACGTTGCAGCAGATGGATCTCGCGATAGGTGAAGGCCTGAGCCAGCGCGGCCATCGGTTCAGATTCCAGCAGCAACGCAGCAGACACAGAAGCCTGAAGTTCCGCAGGCATGGCCGCCACGATAAGCGCCCGGATATCAGTCAGCACCGTTTCAAAATCGGGCACCTCGACGATATCAGGCTGCGGGATCTGAGATAAATCGACGGACGTTTGCACACTAGCTCCTTAACCTGATTGTGTTGCTGGTTTCTGTCATGGTTTCCGTGATGGTGCCGCTCAGCTCGGCGGTCACTGCGCCTGTTTCTGAAAACACCACGTTGACGGTAGTCAGGCTGATCCGCGGCTCCCACTGCGCCAGCGCGATAGCGGCGGCGCCCATCAGCTGCATGCGGGTGACGGAGTTCTGCGGCGCATCGAGCAAATCAGGGATCGCGCTGCCAAAGTCCCGGCGCATCACACGCGAGCCGGTTGGCGTGGTGAGGATTTTTGTCACGGACTGCCAGAGCTGATCGTGATCGGTCAATGCGCCGGTGCCTTCCGGGTTCATCCCGGTATAACTGGCTGTCATTGCGGGCCTCCCGTGGTACTCCCGCCAGACTGCACGCCACCGTGTTTATGTTCGTGCACGGTAATCCCGTTTGACTGCAACACGCCGCCGGAGTGGATCACATCACCGGCCATCGTTCCGCCGTGGGTCAGTTCGAAAGTGCGCGCTTTAAGTTTTTCTGTGCATTCCACCTCGGGCGCGTCCAGCGTGACGCGGGTTTCTGCCTGGATATGCGCGGTTTTAATGCCGGTCACGGACAGCGCTCCGGCATCGTCGGCAGCGTCGTAATGCAGGCGCGCGCCATCCGGTGCGGTGATGCTGATTTCCAGCAGGCTGCTGCCCGTTGGCGGGTTATCTGCGCTGTATGCAGAGCCAATCACAAACGCGTTTTCAGGGTTGCCGCCCGGGCAACCGATCCAGACCTGCTCCCCTATGGAGGGTGGCAGCCAGATGCTGAACGCCCCGGCGCGGGTCACGTTCCAGCGGATCCAGGTGGTCAGCAGCCTGCCGGAACGAACGCGCACCGCTTGCTTGTCGGCGCTGATTTGCTCCACGACGCCCTGGCGCAGAATGTTTTCCAGCAGGCGCATCAGCTCGGCATTCATGACGCACCGCCCAGACTGCTGATAACAGCGTTTTCCGTAGCGATAAGGTCTGCCGGAGTCATGCCCAGCAGTTCGCGCGCCGGGTACTGCGCGTAAGCGCCCGGGCCAACTTCATCTTTGAGGCCGTACTGGTGAATACGGGCAATGCGCGCAGCGATGCCGTCAAATCCTACGGTGACGCCGCCCGCGTCCGGCCTGACTTTCATAAAACGCAGGGTGCGCAAGCGAGTAAACATCGGTGCTTTTTTTGTCTCTGAATGCGTCGCTGATTGCGTTTTGATTTCCAGATACCGCTCGATATCGGCCCGGTAAAATGTGCGGATATCCCGGCGCTTCTCGTCAAAGCCAGTGATTGTCCGGCCATATTTACCGCGCCCGCCGCGCCAGTTTTTCAGCGCCCGCACCTCGTTATTCCAGAAGAACTTGATCCCCTGCTGGGTGCGGTAAACTTTGCGGCGGCGCACGGCATAGCCGCTGCCGTCCGGGTTTTTCTGTGACGCGATACGGCGCTGCTGACTGCGGCGCACTGCCAGGCCAATTTTGCGCGCGGTACGGGTGCGCCCCGCCGGGCTGACGCCGTCGAGAATGTCCTGAAAGACCTGATCCAGCTCGCTGAACATTCGATCGCTCATGCTCCGGCCTCCTGAAGCATGCCTTCAAATACCAGCCCCCAGCCTGCGGCATGGGGTGCCAGCACGCGCGGGCGCGGCTCCGGCAAATGCTCGGCGTATGGCACGCCGTTTTCATCCAGCTGCACCAGTACCCGCTGACGTACCGGCAGCTCAAACATCAGATCGGCGGTGTCGTCGTTGTTAATCAGCGTGGTGAATTTAATCTGCTGGTTTTTATCGGGGTTCAGCAGCAGATCGGGCTGATTAAACCAGAGCCAGGCCAACAGCGGCAGCGTGAAGTCGTCAATGCTCCCGGCGTAGTTCATGACGAACAGCACCAGAGAATAGCGATACATGAACGACGGCGTTTCACCAGTGGTTTCAATGCCACCCTCTTCAACAAACACCGTCCAGGCCTCCGGGTTCGCCCGGCACCAGGTGTTTGCTTTCTCAATGGCGGCGCGGAGTGTGTTTATCTTTAGCATTTATGGCTCCTTTCGGGTGTTCTGGCGCAGGCTGTCCCACTGGCGGATCGCCGCTTTGTCAGCATTGCAGGCATCAAGTGCATCCATCAGCCTGTCACTGAATATCGCCACCGCGCCCCAGGTCACCGGCTCATCCAGCGCCGGGCGCGGCGTCTCTTCGGTCAGGCTCTCCGGGACGGGTTCACGGTTCAGCTGAATGACCGTCGCGGGCGGTGCGTTTTTGCAGGCTGCGGCTGATAACGTCAGGCACAGGAGCAGCAGCGCACGAGTCACCATTGATCGCGGCCTGCATGGCTTCACGTCGGCGCTCCCCTTCTGCATTACGCTGTTGCTCACGGACTTTCACCTCTGCCAGTAACTTATGGGTTTGTATGGCGGTCGCCTTCACTTCCTGAATAACCTGGTCGTACCCGGTCGCCGTTTCGGTCAGCAGCTTGTTGCGGGTCCTGGCCTCGCTCAGCTGGTCGGTCTGCCACCAGACAGCAGCCAGAAGGATAAGCATCACAATCACGCTGCCCGCCCTCATGACGGCGTACTCAGGCCCAGCAGGCACCAGGCCTTAAAATCGTTGCGCCGGTTAACCAGCCCGGGGGAGCGCTTACCGCCCGCATTGACAAAATCAGTCAGCCTGTTGCACATCTGCGTCCATTGCTTAGCCTGGGCATGCTTCCAGATCGTGGTCCTCTGCTTGTGTCCGTTTTTATCGGTAAACCACATCAGCCCGGTGCAGCCCAGATTCAGGGCGGCATCTGTCATGGCCTCAAAGGTGTACTGTGGCATGTCGGCGCCGTGGAAATTGTTATTGATGCAGTTTTCTGCCCGTTGCAGATCGTTGATCCAGCGCCGTGCTATTTCCTGGTTGCTGTATTCGCGGTTTTCCACGCCGCCCGTGGAGCCGATTCCAATGGTCAGAGCACCCGCCGTGCAGTAATAAGGCGTGCTGCGGCAGTCTTCCCAACCGGCAATTTTCTGCTGCCCTTCTTTCGACGTTCTGACGCTTCCGGGCGCCAGCGAAATGCCCAGGGCCACAATCACCGCAATCGAACATTTTTTGATGATGTTCTTCATGCCGGTTTGTCTCCGTGCAGTTGCTCCAGCAGCTGCCGTTCGCGGTCCGACAGGTTGCGGGTTTCAGCCTGGCGGAGAATCTGCTCGATCAAGTCGTTGCGGCGCTGGCTGGCCTGCTCAATGCGGCGGCGATGAATCGCCAGCCGGACGGCGGAAACAATCCCCAGAAGAAGGCCAGCCAGCGCCAGCTTTTCGCTGACGGTCATCACGCCCACACCGGTCACCAGGGCGGATGTTGCAAACGCAAAATATTCGTTAATACGATCCAGAGTCATTCCCATAACTGGACGGTTACCCGTTCCACCTCGCTGGTTATCACGGGCATCTCGATTTCCTGCCCGGCATTCAAAAATATCTGGTTACTCAGTCCCGGATTGGCTTCGAGCACCTTCTCCGTGACACCTGCGGTTTTGCCGTAATGACGCCAGCAGAGCTGATCAACCGTGTCGTTTTGCAGCGCCCTGACTTTCATCAGAACAACTCCGCATAGATACGGGCTTCTTCCCGAATGTCAGCGATACTCCAGCGCCCGTCCCGCCAGAGATCGTCTATTTGTCTGTCCAGTGCTTCGGCGTCTTTATCCCCCTTTGGCGTGGTGCCAACGTCCCTGTAACCCTCCAGTACGCTGGCGCGCGTGAAGGAGTAGACCGCACGACGGAAGCGGTAAACTTTTGCGCTTTCGCCGTTAATCTGCTCGACAGGTTCACCGGCGGAAGTCAGCAGTACAGAAGCCAGCGATTCCGCGCCTTCCGCTTCTCTTTGCTTGCGCCAGTCCTTCAGCTGATCCGCGACATGCAGCGCGGCCTCCGTTGCCATATGCATTAATCGGGATGTTGTAATGTCACCGGCGATGCGGGCAGCGAGGCGCAGATCGTGGAGCTTCACTGTCGGCCAGAAAGTGCCGACGGCAATCTGTGCGCCGCCGTCGTCCACGTCCGTCACATCACTCTCTGCGGGCCTGACGGGGCGCTGTGCGATAAAACTCATCGTCGTTTCTCCGGTAGGTCAGGCGGTGGGCGCCCGGTGAAAAGACCGCATCACGGGCAGATCACCGGACACGCCGCCTGCGGCGCAGGGCCAAGTCGTTACAGTCAGGCGTTTTCTCTGGCGTCGGTTTTCGTTGTCTTTTTTGCTGCCGTTTTGCGGGTGGCTTTTTGGGTGCCGGCCGCCGTTTTCGTCTGCTTGCGTGTTCGTGTGACTTTTTCTGCTGCGGGTGTTTCGGGTGCCGCTGCATCGCTGGATGAAGTCTCATCTTCCGCATCACCACCCGCCACGCTGGTCTGTGGCGCCTTCTTCAGGGCGCTGACCAGAGAGGCGATCTCCCGTTTCACGCCTGCGCCCGGGTTCAGGCTCATGGCTTCCCGGAAGAGTTTCAGTGCTTCGCCTTTGGTTTCCGCGTCTTCCGTGTCACGTCGGCAAAATGCCCTCACCTTGCACAGCTTCGCGCGTACCTCATCCGGCATGTCACTGTCAGCCACAATTTCGGCCAGCTCGTCCAGCATGGCGATATAGCCTGACAAATCAGCTCCGGCGTCCGTGGTGGCGAGGTTCAGAATGGGATTGCAGATTTCTTCGGTCAGTACCGTGGGTGCCGGGCGGCGATATTTGTCATCCGGCATGCTCAGGCCATGCTTAACGACATAGCGCCCGATGCGCAGCGCCAGCGCATAATCGGAGCAGTCCACCGCCCACACCATCAGCGTGGTGATGACCGGATCGGCGCGTCCGCTGTCGCCCTCGATCGTGCCATCAATCCATCCCTGAAACTCGGGAAGGATGCTGGCCTTTACAGCGGCCTTCGCCTGGCGGGACTGGATCTGGCTCAGCGAGGATTTATGCATATGCAGGCGAAAGAGGATCTGCTCATGCGCGGTGCGCGTCTCAGCGTCACGCTCATCACTGGAGCCTCGCCTCTCTGCCATGACCTTCTGAAAGTGTCTTTGTGCCGGTGTCAGCATGCGTTCATTCTCCTGGGCGGGCTTGCTGCCCGCCTTGTGATGAGGGTTATCAGGCGAATGTCACGCCGTCGATCATGGCAATCATGCCGTACTCTTCAATGACATAGTCGTCATTGCTGGACTGATAAGTTGCCACACGGTTGTAGTGCGGCTCTTCCCGGATAGAGCGGCGCAGGGAGCCTTTCTGGTAATACACCGAGAGGTTTTTCAGGTTGGTGATGAGCACGACATCTTCAGGAATACCCGGGACAAAGACCGTCGGCAGGCCGCCGATCTTTTCCTGGCTGACAATGAGCTGCGCGGCCAGTAGTTCGGTATTCGGATTGGTCTGGCTGAGCGCGTTCACTTTCGGCAGGTTCACTTTCAGCAGCAGATCGGACGAGAGCACAGTCACCAGACCGGGAGCGCGGCGGAACCAGGGATCCATAAGGCTGTGGCGTGCATCGAGCACGGCGGCATCAATATTGCCGTAGGTGCCTGACGCAATTACCGCGTTATTCTCATCACGGGAAGTCAGCGTGATACCTGGCATAATGCGCTGCGGCGCTTCGTTACGGATCTTTTGCAGCCAGCCAACGCCGCAATCCTGTAATAACGGATAGGTCGTGCGGTCGGAGTTTTCAGAGTAATGCGTGCCATTAAAGCCAATCATCTGGCGATCCAGCCCCAGCTGACGAGCCATTGCATTACTGATTAATGACTGAAATTCAGGGTGACCGGCCCACGCATCCAGCTCCGCATACGAAAGCGCATAGTCATAGTTGGTTTTGCGGCAGTGGTAGTTCTGCGGCTCTTTGTTATGGTTCGGTGCCGGGTTGCGGCGGTTGGTACCGTCCGAGCTGTTATTGGTGCTCGCCATCGGCCCCTTACTGCCAATTTTTACTTTCTGCCCTTCCTGCTCTTTAACCCCAAAGTGATTAACCAGCTTCATGAAGTCATCCGACTCCATGGCGGCCTGTTCCAGTTTTTGCTGGATAGTTGGATCGACACTAAAGCGGTTCGCAACGGCAGAAGGTGAAACGCCGTTCAGATGTGCCTGTCGCACAATGTAATTATCAAATAGTTCGCGGGTCTGGTTTTCCATGGTTACCTCTTAGAAGTCTGCAAGCTGCGCGCTGCTGTTGCCGGTTGCCGCCGGTCGTGCGCTGTAATTTTCTGCGGGCTGGAGCTGAAGCTGACCGCGCAGCGCGTTAAGCTCGCTGGTCAGTTGCTGAATGGCCGCTTTGTCCTGCTGGCGTTCCAGCTCCGAAGCGCTGAATCGGTCAATCTGATCGGCCTGAGATTGTGCAACGGCTTCAACAACCTGATGCAGCTGGGTGAAGCGCTGATCGTCAGTTTTCTGGCCTTTACCAAGGATGCCCATCACGCGGTTGAACCAGTTGACGCCCTCCTCGCTGCGCTGGGCCGCCAGTTCGACCACTTCAGCTTCAAGCGCATCAGAGAACAGCGGCGGCTCAGTCTGCTGGTTGTTGAACGCCATCACCTGCGCGCGCTGCTGCGCGGCAAACTTCAGGCGCTCAGTACCCAGACTCGCCGGGGTGTCCGTCATCGCCAGACCAACCACATACGCTTTCCCGTTGAGGGCAAACTGCGGGTGTAGCTCAATACTGGAATAGACTTTCTTACCTTCATCGGTGAGTTGCTTCATGCGGGTCGACGCGTCGATCTCGGCATAGAGCGCCGTCCGACCGGCCAGCGGCCCTTCGGTGATATCTTCCGCGCTCAGCGCGGCAACATCTCCCATGGCGCCAAAATTGCTGTCAGGGAGCATGGAGAGATAGTGCTCCACGTTGACGCGTGCGCCGTAAACGTCCGGGTCATAGTTCGCTGCCGCATCACGGAGGTGCTGCGGCTGGATCTCGCGCCCGTCAACGGTGGCGCCGGAAACCGCAACGCGAAACTTTTTGCGGGCGGGTTTAGTCGTGCTGGCCATGTTGTTTAATCCTGTTGGTTTGTGTCAGTCGCAGCATCATCGCAGAGCCTGAAAGCCACGCGCCACGCGATTTTGTTGTCGGAGAGCGGCCAGACCTGAAACCCCGCGCCGACCGGATCGCGCGCGGGTAATCTCCCTGCTCAAAAGGGGGAAGTGATGATTCAGGATGCGTTTATTCGACTGCGGGCAAAACAGCTCTACTGGCAGGGATACCCGCCCGCCGAAATTTCACGGCTTATGGGTATCAGCTCTAATACGGTGTATTCGTGGAAAAAGCGCGACGAGTGGGACGAAACGCCCCCGATTCAGCGCGTCACCCAGTCTATTGACGCCCGCCTTTGTCAGCTGAATACAAAAGACAACAAGACCGGCGGCGACTTCAAAGAGATAGATCTACTCACCCGGCAGCTGAAAAAGCTGGATACCGGGCAAAATGTGGCGGCTACCGGGAGCAAGAAAACCAGTAGCCGCAAGAAGAAAAATCACTTTACTGATGAGCAGATAGAGGCGCTGCGCTCAAAAATACTCGACTCCCTCGCCTGGCATCAGCGCGGCTGGTATGAGCAGCGCGATCAGCGTAACCGGATGATCCTCAAATCGCGGCAGATTGGGGCGACCTGGTACTTTGCCCGCGAGGCATTGCTGGGCGCACTGAGAACGGACGTTAAGCACGACTACCAGCGCAACCAAATCTTTCTGTCAGCGTCCCGCAAACAGGCGCTTCAGTTTCGAAACTTCATCCGTAAAGCGGCTGAAGAGGTGGACGTTGAACTCAAAGGCGGCGAGCAAATCACGCTGTCAAACGGCGCAGAGCTGCATTTTCTCGGGACGTCGGCGGCAACGGCGCAGTCGTACACCGGGCACCTGCGATTTGATGAGTTTTTCTGGACAGGAAACTTTATCAACCTGCGCAAGGTCGCCGGTGCCATGGCGACACTCAAAGGGCTAACGCGCACGTACTTCTCCACGCCATCGAGCGAAAGCCATGAAGCCTATCAGTTCTGGACCGGGGATCGGTGGAATGCGAAACGGCCTAAAGCGCAGCGCGTTGATTTTGACGTGTCCTGGAAGAAAACCCATAGCGGCGTGCTTTACCCGGACAAAACATGGCGGCAGATCGTCACTATTCAGGACGCTATCAACAACGGTTGGGATTACACCGACATTGACGAAATCAGGGACGAAAACAGCCCTGATGAGTTCGAAAACCTCTACATGTGCGAGTTTGTCAAAGACGGTGAGAGCGCGTTTAACCTCAGCCAGCTGTTAGGTTGTGGCGCTGACGGTTATGACGACTGGCCCGACTGGAAGCCGTTCGCCGGTCGCCCCATGGGACAGCGTGAGGTGTGGCTGGGGTACGACGCCAACGGCGGCAGCGGTAATGGTGATGCGGGTGCTTTGTCCATCACTGTCCCGCCTCTGGTCGCCGGAGGACGGTTCCGCACGATTGAATTACAGCAGCTTCGGGGGCTGGAGTTTGAACAGCAGGCGGCGGTCATCAAAGAGGCTGCCGAGCGCTACAACGTCACGCACATCGCTATTGACGGGCAAGGCGTCGGGGAGGCTGTCTGGCAGATTGTTAAAAACTGGTTCCCGGCGGCTATTTGCTACCAGATGAGCCTCGCATCTAAACGCGCTCTTGTCCTCAAAATGTTGCAGGTCATACGCGCCGGGCGCTGGGAATATGACCGCAGCGAGCAGGGGCTGGTCAGAGCCTTTAACGCCGTTCGCAAAGTTGTTACGCCCGGCGGTTTCATCACTTACGAAACTGACCGATCGCGTGGCGTGAGTCATGGGGATATGGCATGGGCAACCATGCTTTCAATTATTAATGAACCGCTGGGCCAGGAGAGTGGCGGCGGTGGTTTCGCAATGGGATGGTAACTGTGAAAAAGAAATACGGAAAAAAACAAATGGCTAGCACTGCCGGTTCTGACATTGCGGAATCACTGAAGGCTGATCCCGCGTTGACAGCATTCAGTTTTGACGGCCCCTATCCCGTGCGCGACATGGCTGATCTGCTGGACAATCTCTATTGCCTGGATAACGGGCGATACTATGAGACACCCGTGGACTTTTACGGACTGGCAAAGGCACCGCGCCAGAGTGCCTGGCATGAGTCGGCGTTGTACTTCAAACGCAATGTGCTGACCGGGTGCTTTATTCCGCATAAGCTGCTTAATCGCCAGACCTTCTCCGCGTTCGCGCTCGACTGGTTCACGTTCGGCAATGCCTACCTTGAGCAACCGCGTAACCGTCTGGGCGGCGCGCTACCCTTCCGGCATTCACTGGCGAAATACACCCGGCGCGGGAGCGTTGACCTCGATCAGTACTGGTTTATCAGGCGCTGGAAAGAAGAACACACGTTTAAATCGGGGTCGGTCTGTCACGTTCTGAATCCTGATATCAATCAGGAGGTCTACGGTATGCCGGAATATATGGCGGCACTGCTCGCCGCCAGCCTGGCCCACTCTGCCGACATGTTCCGCAAGCTGTATTACGACAACGGATCTCACGCCGGATGCATTGTCTATATTGGTGCTGGACAGGTTGACGATAAAAGCATGAAGGCAGTCAAGGAGACGCTGACAGGCGCGCGCGGGAAAGGGGCATTTAAAAACCTGCTGCTGCATGCGCCAGGCGGCGGCAAAGACGGCGTGCAAATCCTCCCTTTCCAGCAGATCACCGCAAAAGATGAGTTTATTAATATCAAGAACGCCACGCGGGACGACATACTCGCGGCGCACCGTATACCGCCGCAGCTGATGGGCGCCATGCCAGAGGGAAACGGATCATTCGGGGATATCGAGAAGGCTGCGCGGGTCTACGCCATCAACGAACTGACGCCCGTCATGGAAGCGCTGAAGGTGGTAAATGAGTGGGCGGGTGAAGAAGTGATCCGATTCAACCCTTACGCGCTACTGGCTGACGTCAAATAACCCGCCACGACATTCAGTCTTTTTAAATATCCGCAGCCAGTGACGACAGGCCAGCGTCAGCGCTGGTCCTGTATTTCCTGTTAATCAAATCCCGCCCCTGTGCCTCTCTGTGCGCCGCTGTCGCTTACATACCCCGCGCATCACTCATCCAAAAATAACCGCTCACAGTCGCGCAGATTGCGCGAAATTACATATTAAGCCCATGCCCTATCCACCCCCGTTTGCGGGGGCTTGCCCCCCGTCACCTGCGCGCAGTAATCCTTTCATTTTTCGTGCATGCACAAAATCGGTCTCAGACCACGCCCCACATGGACTTAAAAGGGATAAAGTACATCAAAATAATTGTGCAAATCTGCGCACTATCGTGCAATAGAAAAAGGCGAGGAACTGCCAGCGCGTCCGCAACTGACTACACTGCACGTAAGCCCCTCAGCAGCCTGCTATCTAGTGTCTCAACCCGATACGGTGCAGAGGCGCGAAAATCGGCACAGATAATACCGACCCCATTCCCCTCTCAACGCACTGGCCCCCCGTCACCTGCGCGCAGGTATCCTGTCGTTTTTCGTGCATGCACAAAACCGACCTCAGACCGCTCTATGCCTAGGAATAGTGAAAGCCCAATAGATCAAAAAAAGCAAAGTAGCGCAATTTTTTGCGACAAGGCCATCATGGGCGTATTATCAAAATCAGGTTTGTTGTATAACATTTGCAATGTCTATCTTATCTCTTTGTGTTTGAAAGGAGTCAATGTGTACATTAATGAAGTTAAAATTAAAAACTATCGTTGCTTTGAGATATTCATCACAAAATTGAATCCATTCACATTAATAATAGGAGAGAATAACTCGGGTAAAACCAATTTTCTTAAAGCCCTATCTTTACCACTTACTATGGGAAACTTAGACTTCTCACAAAAAAGACTTGTAATAGCTGATTTTAATAGTGTATCTGTGGAAAATTGTCTCAAACAGGCTTTTAATTATTATAGGTTGACAGCAGAAGAGCAGATAGAAGAAAAAAACTTGCACCCCTTAATTGATTCGATTCCAATAATCGAGGTGGAAGTTAATTTTTGCTGCCCTCAAAACAGCTATGAACTAGCCCTAATCAATAGTTTTCTAACTGAAAAAGACCAAAAACCAGCATTCACCATTAAGTACATATATGAACCTAAAGACTTAAATATTCTTGAAAGAATAAAAGAACTTGTTTTATCAATAGATAAGATTGAGGAACTGAAATGGCAACTGTTTCCTATCGATAGTTATGAATATGATATTGTAACCACATCAAATGATAAATCTGTATCCTACGAAAAACTAAAAAATCTAGTAGCTAATATCATCGGAGCAGAACGAGATGATTTTTCAGACTCTCCGGCCATGAGATCAAACAATATCCTAACGAAATTATTAATCAACGAATTAAGTACCAAAGAAAAAGAAATCATTAACTTGGCATACAATGATTTCTTTACGAAAGTTGAAAGCGCAGGAACTTTCCAACGATTATTAAATTCTGATGCAGCTTTTGATAATATAAAAGAACATTTAAAAGATATTGGTTGCATTCCTAACCTACCAAATTTAAAAAACATCCTTTCAAATATTACATTAAGCTATGGAAATGAATTCTTATATCAAAAAGGGCTTGGGGAGAGAAATCTTGTATTTATATTCTTATTCTTTACTTATTTTAAGAAAAACAACAGTGAATTCAACCTATGCTGTGTCGAAGAACCTGAAGCTCATTTAGGCGTCAATAAATTGAGATTAACAATTGATTTCCTAGAAAAAAGTGTAAATGAATCAAACTCTCTATTACAAACAATTGTAACAACTCACAATCCTGCGATTATAAATAAATTAAAAATTAGTAATGTAGTTGCTTTTTCAGGAAATAAGGCAGTTAGTTTATCTTCATTTGGTGATGAACTGAACGACTATCTTCGCAAAAGACCGAATTTCGATATTCTAAGGCTGATATATGCTGACAAGCTAATATTAGTTGAGGGACCATCCGAAGAAATGCTGATCAGAACACATATACATTTAAATCAAGATAACTTATATGATGTTGAAGTAATCAGTGTCAACCAAAAAGGATATAAGTCTTTCCTAGATATTTGGTTACTAGTAAATGCACATAATCACAATAAAAAAATAGCAGTCATCCGAGATTTTGACGATCAAGAAAATGCACAAAAAGAACATGAATCATATAGAGGAAAGCATCCTCATATCACAGTGGAAACGACAATTTGCTATACACTAGAAGATGATTTAGTGCATCACGGCAATAACATTCATATCATTGCTGAAAGCTTCAAAATTGCATTAGGTGACGATGACTCTAGTGACGGAGAAATCATTTCGATGTTTCTCAAAGATGATAAAACTGGCGGAATGTTGACACTTTGTGACGCAATGCTCAGTAACGAAAAACCTTTGGTCATCGAGTTGCCGCCACATATTAACAATGTGCTGGGAGCCATGCAATGATTACTGTACAAATTGCCGGAGCCGGTGCAGGGAAAACGCATGGGCTTGCGTCACAAATTGCTGCGAAGTTAGCTGAAGCTGAAACCGATAAAAAGATTCATGCTTTAACGTATACAAATACTGCACGAGATAAAATAAAATCCGCATTAAAAATGCATACTGATGGTGCTCGAGTCAATGTGGATACCGTTCACTCTTTCCTTCTTAATGAAATTATATTCCCATATGCATACTACATATTAGGTGAGAAATATAAGTCCATTTCTTTAGAACAATTACCAGAAAACCCAAGATATAAGAACAATCGCATTACCACTTTAAAGAGAAGAGGTATTATCCATGTTGAAAATGTATATATCTTAGCAAAACAAATACTAGACAAAACCAACGCTAAGAATAAGAGCAAAACTTCAAAAGGAAAAGTAGATTTTGTCCATGGTTTACTAAAAAATCTAATCTCATCAATATTTATAGATGAAGTCCAAGACTTAGATGAGGATTGTTTAAGAGTATTTCACGTACTTGGCAGCATTGGTATCTATGTTTATATGATTGGAGATCCTAAACAAGCTATAAAACACCCAAACTCCCTCAATAACTATATAGAAGAGTTTAAAAAGGAAGATAGTAATGTTGTGTTTGAGAACATAAACAATGTAACTAGACGCGTACCAAATTCATCATTAAGAATATCAAATTATTTCTGCTATGCAGATCAACAACAAACTAACATTACTGACTTTGAAGGAAGTGTTCATTATATTTATAATGACACCATGAATTTTGAAAATGCTATTCAACAGTGTATATTGAATGACAAGTTGGTTATAATAAATCAAAAAAACAATTTTTATTGCACTAACCTTGAAAGAGATAACATTATTCCCTATGAATTAGCAACAATTCTTGAGGATGGGCCAAAAAGGAACAATAGAGATCCTAAAATATATATTAACTCTATCGTTATAGATTTAGTAGAAAGAATTAAACAATTCCCAGACACTCCAAATAATCAAGCAGCCAATCATATTATCAAGATTCATGATTTATCCGCTCTTCTACGTGGCTTTAAGAATGGGTTTGCACTTTTTTATGCATTTTCAGAAAGTCTCGCAAATAAAGGCACGACAACCAACTACTTAGTGAAAAGTATAGAGGCTGTTAAAGGATTAGATAGTGATATTGTATTCTTTATATTATCTAACTCGTTTACTCAATACTTATGTGATGAAAACATAGACAAAAAAAACCGTTTTAATAAAGAATGGAAAAAACTTTATGTTGCATTAACAAGAAGTAAGGATAAGCTTGTTTTCGTTTTAGACAAGAGGTTAATCAATGCGGAAAATCTTGAAAAATATGAGACTTTCTTTAACTCTAAAAATATCAACATGATTAACGACGGATCCGAATGCCTTAATTGGTTGTAGTTAACAGCAATAATCAGATGAGGATATATATCCCATCTGATTATTACAATATGAATACACTTATAACTCACCATCTCCCAAAGTAATAAAGTCAACTTTTCAACATTTGTGATAGTCTATATTACTCCTCACGCTGCTCATAGCCATCATACTTGTTCAACAACAGTTCATTTTTTTTCGAAAAATACTGTCCAAGCGTTTGGTTCAATCTTCATAAGCATATCCGAGTAATGACGTATAGGATCTCTGCTAATTTCAGCAAATCCAACTTTATTCATTTTCGTCATAGTTCTCCATACATTCCTCACCTGGATGTCTGAATTTTCCGGTTCAGTACTACGTAACTCCCCATCAAAAGTTGCATAGAAGATACGGTCGTAGAATCGTATTTGCTTACCTTGCATTAAATACTCAATCTGTGATTCGCTGAGTTCAATCCCAATCGAGAGTGCAAAATCGCGTACTGAGCATGCCCTAGGTGATGAGTTTAACAACTGAGGTTTATTTACTGGCAAAGCCTTTACCTTACAGGCTTCACGCAAACGCCGCAGAACCGCGTTTCTTTCTTTAGCAGGTAAACTACTCACATCCAACGATCCCAATTCTTCATCATGAACGAGCTGTTCCGATATCTCAGCATCATTCACAAACACTTTTTCTAAGTCCTTAGAGGACTGGGGACAGTTATTGCCACGAGTCCAAGGGGCGACGGGGTCGCCCTGGGCGGCGCTTTCAGCGCCTGGGTTAGCGGGAGCCTTCTTCACCATCTTCCAGGTATGGACATGCGTGCATATTTTGTTTTCCTTACCGGTGATTGGCGACCAAATGCCATAAATACGAATCCCGTGATCGCCATAAGTTCCTGGTTCGACTGTCGGCTCGTAGGCGGTATGAATGAGGTAATTTTTGCGGGGAACAAGTACACCGCCCTGCTTCATAATGTAAGTGGCAAAACAGCCAACATCAGCAGCAGCAAGCACAGCGTCCAGTTTTGGATCCATAAGTACCGGAGCACCCGGTTTGCTGGTTTTCATTGCACGAGTTGCCTGCGATGCGAACAATCGTAACTCGCGGTACACCTGGCGGCCTGGAATCCCAAAAAAACGAAATTGTTGAACACGGTGCAACGATGCCCACGCAGTGACGTGCTCGGCGCTATCACGTAGTGATTTACCCGTCTCCTTGCTGACGGTGTCACCCAGCCCACGCCCATCGATGTTTTTACTGACGTACTTTGCAATATAACTGGCCGGAGTCCCCTTTCGCGGGTCTATCAGCTTTGACTTGAAACGAGCGCCAGTGTTATTGCCAAGTTCGGCGCGATCTTCTCTGATAGCGAAACGACGCAGCAGCTCTGTGATTGCACGTCGATGTTTTTTGCGCATAAAACACAATAAATGCCAGTGCACAGTGCCATCGTGATGTGGTTCGGCTACGCGGACGCCGTACCAGCGCAGCTCTTTTTTGTGCATTGCCTTACGGAATGCCGCGAACGTATCAACCAGATAGTCGCTGCTTTTCCTAACTGTCGAGTGATCCCATGTAGGGTTAGGCTTCCCGTTCATCAGTGTGGCGTGGTACTTAGACGGACAGGTGATGGTATAGAACATGGCGCAGTCGCCACGCATTTCAGCTATCAATTCCAGGCCTTTAACACAGGCCATCATCTCATTACGGCGGTGCGCTGGATTGCTGGCACTTGCAAGCACCACATCCTCCATGCTGAGCGTATCGCCATCTTCGTTAATCAGATCATGATTGCGGAAAAAATCCATCGCCTTACGGCGTTGTTCCCGCTTCTGCAACAGAATGTCATGGCTGACATAAGGTGATGCGTGCCGATGAACAAGGCACGCAGCCCGAAGCAACTCTTCCCGCCATTCGTTGCGGAGTTGCCACAGCTTACGTTGCCACCAGTCAGCACAACGCATACGGGCAAGCGCACCCGGTATCAGCTCGTAATTAATCGGGTTGCGGCGATTATGTTTGCTGCGGAGCGCTTCATAACCCGGCGGGATAACATCAAGGCGTGACACTTCGGCCGCCACACGGCGATAGAGCTCCAGTATTACGATGGGAGAAGCTAATTCATCGGTCAGCATCTCACCGCAAAGCTGGATAAAAATCATATCAATGTGCGCTGCGACCAGCGTTGAAAGCCGCTTAACCTCCCGCTGATTCAGTTCAGCAAGTCGAAGGAGTTGATCAAGGCTATCCCTGCCAGCCATGGCCTGGAATGACAGCGACGCCTGGTTAGCACGGACCTTGTCAATTCTCACTAATGAGGGAGTAATGACCTCATTCAGATAGGTAGGCAAATGGCGCGGATCTTCTGATTTTTCCAAATACTTAATCCTTGTTTCCAGCGGCTTGCGCAGGAAACCAGGCAAGCAGGCGACGTCATCACGAATCAGGGTAAGAGGATCAACACGATGGAGTTCTGCATGTCGCTTAGCTTTCTCAATCAGAGCATCATTCAATTCGTCATAGTGCCAAGGATCGCAATGTGCAACAGAAAAGAGGTACTCTTCTGCTGCACGACTCATTGCTTCAGCCTGCTCGCGTTGATCGCTTTTATCCTGCTCATAAAGCGCAATCCAGACGGCCAGCGCAGATGGTTTCCGTGCAGGCACATCAACAGCATAAGGGTTTACTGGCTGCTTTCTGGCATTCCAGCTCCATGCCAGGGATGTGGAGTCAGGCATAACTCACCTTCGAATCTTATTTTGCAAAGCCAACGCCTCAACAAGCCGGCGCGCCAAACATTTCGGCATATGCCGCATCGCCCATCACCGCCCCACAGTCCGGGCAACCTCCACCACCAGAACGACCGCAACCGCCGCACACGCGAAGTACGCCAATCACTTCACCGGCCATATGGCGGGTTTTGGCGCTAACGGAACGTCGAACTCTGAAGGCGTGGAGATTGAAAGCGGAGTAGATCTGGCGTGTTTCTGGTGTGTCGCTATTCGAGATGACCGAGCGCGTGCCATGCTGGCGATTAACGTCCAGTAGCGCCGTAACCAAAGCGCGGTGATCGTCCAGGGTAAATGGCTTGCCGTAAGCGGTAAAATTGGCTGTTTTGCTAGTCGGGATGTACGGCGGATTGCAGTAAATCACGGAGTCCATGCGATTCCTGGCGACGTACGGAATGGAAGTACGAAAATCATTACAAAGAAAGAGCGCGTGAGTATCCCGCGCCTTTTCGGCAAATAGGCGCATTTCTGCTTCTGGAAAATAAGGTGCCTTATAGCTGCCAAATGGAACATTGAAACCGCCATCCCTGTTGGTGCGATAAAGCCCGTTAAAGCAGTGGCGGTTCAGGTATAAAAATGAGGCCGCCCACCGTACAACGTACTCATCTGCACACTCGTCATCCCACGACAGGTGGTTAAACAACTTGCGCTCTTCGTAATGGCTATCTTCGTTATTGCCATTTCTGAATACGTTCCTGGCGATCAGTATCAATCTTTCAGGGTCTTCCCTGAGCGCGAGGAAGAAATTGATCAATGCGCGATTGCTGTCACAAAGCACATAGCGGCGGTATTCCGTATTCATAAAAACTGTGCCACTGCCTACAAAAGGCTCAATCAAGCAATCGGCTTTAGGTAAGTACTTCAGCAGCTCCGGCAACACGCGGGTTTTACCGCCAGCCCACTTAAGAGGTGACTTAATCATTTGCGGCATTCCTGGTTATAGGTTTCATGGGTCATCAGTCGCCACTGCTTACCACCGTTTTTGCTGAGCAAACGCCAACGGAGGCCAATGCGGATCACGAGATAGGCGTGTGGCTTGACGCGGGTGTAATTACGCTGTCCACGAGCAAAGCAATTCAGGGCGGCAAGCGCCCTCTTACAAACCGGCAACGGCGCGTTACAAACAACAGACAGATGCGAATGCATGGCGGCCCTCATAGCGATCCAATGTGTGGAGAGGTCAGGCGCTGCCAGATTTCGCAGACTTGCTCCGCTTGATATCGCGCGTCAGTGAGCGTGTAACGTGCCAGGGCGCTTCTCGCATGAGGCGCATAGTCTGTGGCAGCAGCAAGGTCGAGAAGTGAACGAATGCAGCGGTATTTTGTGCCTTCAGGAAAAATGCCTGACACCTCTAAGCGATCCACGGCATAACGAAGTGAAACCAGTTTTTCCGGGGCATCTTTGAACCATACGAATAACGCCGCGTTCCGGGGACAGGTGTTGTCTGCGATGAAAGCAGCAAGGCTGCAAAGTACATCTTCTTCAGCTTCGGTTGCGCTCATTACTTCGGCGCGCCAGTGAGAGTCTTTTTTCATCCAATCGAATGCCGTACTAATGCTGATACGGCCCTTCAAGCTTTCAGATTTACGAATGTCTATCGAAGAATAAAAAACCTTCCCGATCTGCCCTGTTGAGGGTTCAAAAAACACAGCTTCAATGGCACACAGAGGTGATGACGGTTCCTTACTAACGTTAATCAAATCGATCATTACGTGATTCATGGTCTACTGCCCTCGCTGGTGATTGTTTCGTGGTTGGCTATCCACTGCTCAAGTGCTGAATAAATCTCTTCGGGGGTAAGGCCTTGCTCTTTCAGCAGGCCCATGCGGATGCGCAGCAATCCGAGTAAGTGGGTGCGCTCGCCTTTGCGCGCATTGGTGCTAATTCCCATAAACTCTGGATCGCTTATTCCGCCATCCAGTTTTATTGACGTGATCGGCATGCGACCTCCTGAAAAAGGCAAAACGAATCCCCGGCAAAATGAATGCCGTTATTTTTAGAACTGGTTAATTAATGGTTAGGGCGCGGTTTTCTTTCTTTTAACCTGCTTAAATATCCTTTCGTGCCAGTAATACATAAAATCTATAAACGTCAGGCGATCGCGTTCATAATCACCACGGATTGATTTCTCTAAACCGTGAATAATTAAATCAATTGATGAATCATTCGCGGGTACGATAATGCGAGCGCCATTTTTAAGCTGTACCGTGAAGCCCTGCCTCGCGTTCTCCACCGCCTCGCGGATCAGCATTTCCTGTGCCCATGATGTTCTCCCTTCGGTAAACATGCTCATGCAGCAATCCCCGCAAACACAGGAGGCGGTATCTCTCCATTCATGATGGCGTTGACGAATGGGCGAAGCTCGATAAGCGTGTCATCGTCATTCAGGCAGAAAGCGGCACCATAAATATGCTGGATCCCGCTAGCCAAAACGCCATAATGTGAATCGCGACCCTGCGGGTTGTTTTCCAGATTGAAATAATAATCTTCCAGCATTTTATTAATCTGCTCAGCATAAAGGCGTTTCATTTTTCATTTCTCCTTAATGATTAATAAAACGGTGATTAGCAATAATCCGGTCTATCGTTCTACATGCTTCAGCTAATGCAAAATCAAGCCCGAAGTAATCCCCATTATTTAAGATCCTATAAGCTCGCCTTGCAGTTGTGCGGTTCATTGGGCATTTATAAATAGTGAATCCCCGATAAACATAGCTATGTCGGCTTAGCTGGATTAGTTGGCTCATTTTTCCCCATCAGCTGTTTGCTATAGCGTCTTTAAGCATGGCAATCATATTTACCTCAACCTTACCCCCTGAAAGCTCCTTAGGTCGGATGATGATCCGCCCATCCTTCACCATGCCTCGGCATGTTTCAAACGGAATACCTGTGACCTTTGAATACTCCTTCAGAGATAAATAAGGCGCAGCAACATTTAAATTAATAATCACACCTGACATTTAACTCCCTCCAGTCACGGAATTAATAATTCTTTTCCTGCCGTTTAAAACTTGTGATTTTTTCAGGAGTTAATAATTCTTTGAGTTTTCCCATTAACTCTGGCGGCGTTTCAACCGCACCTCCGTAGATGGCGACAGTATTAACTGAAATTAACACCTGACCTAAACGTCCTGTTCTTTTGGAATAAAGTCCCATCGCCAAAGTGGAGCCATCAATTACTTTTGGCTTACCGAGACAAAGTTTGTCGTTAGTATTTTTGCTCATAATCAGTTTCCTAGTGAGGTTGTCAGTTCGGATTTAATAACTTCCAAGCCGCGTAAATAAATCAGGCGGGCCATGTTCGCTGCTGTGCGAGATTCCTTGATAGAAATCATTTCAAGATCTGCTCGCTCCTCTTCAGTAAGCGGCACTGCTACGCGGGCGCTACCCTTAGAGCCACGCGGCAACCTTGCCCGTGGAAGGTTTTTTTCTTGTGTCATAGTGGTATCTTGTGATCATCTAAGTGTTGGTGAAAACATTATGAGATCTATAGATCTCCTTTGTCAAGGTGGAAATGTGAGCTTTACATCTCAATGCATATCAAGATTGAAATTTGAAAGAAAGCGCCTATCCCTTAATCAGGCTGACGCCGCAGCCCTATGCGGGGTTTCTCGTGAAACTTGGGGAAAATATGAGCGCGGAACAATGGTTCCGGGAGGAGATGTTTTGCTCTCTTTTGCAATCAACGGTGCAAACGTTCAATACATTTTGACCGGCGAAGAAGGTGGCGGTATCACGCTTACGCGAGACGAGTTGGAGCTAATAAATCACTTTAGGGCTGCGCCTCTCGCAATTAAGGCCGCTGCCATGGCGGCGCTCACCGCAGGCAACTCCGCATCAGGTTCTATCAACGTTTCAGGTCAGGGTAACCGCGTAGCGGGAAGGGATTACAACGAAAACAAAAAGTAAGGGTCGAACATGGATGTTAATTCTACTGGTAATCAAAATCGTATCTCAGGTCGTGATTTCAATGAGAACAATATCCAGATAGATAAATTTGATGGTAGTCACACAATTAACATCGCAATCCCATCGGAAAAGCATGATGAACGGCCACTAGTAAAAGCACAACGTAAAGAGCTTAACACTCTCGTTGCAACAGTCTCCGCTACATGTGGTGGCGAAGCATATGAGATTTGGCAAAAGTTGCATGCTGAAATAGGCGTTTCCAGTATTGAGGAAATGACTGTCAATCAATACCAAACTGCGATCAGCTATTTACAGGCTATGATTGAGCGCGTCAAGGATAGGGATGCAAGTAAGGTGCTGGTCAGCCTCTTGCTACGCAATAGTGAGGATAGCGAATTAAGGCAAAAGTTGATTCGCTACTGCCATGTCAACTTTGGAACTGGCAGGTTAAATGATCTTACGCGTTCCCAGCTTCAGATGTCTCTCTCGTGGCTAGATCAGCAAATTCAGAATACCGGTTCCACCATCCCAGAACAATCTAACCCCAGATATGGCTTATTCGCCTTACTGAAAACCTACCCAAAACACACCACAGCAGTTTTCTTATCTGGTGCCATTGTGGGGGCATTGCTCGTTGTAATCACTAATACGCTATAAGGATAACGTTATGACTGAAGAAAAAGTGATTCCGCGTGAAGGCATTTACGTATCTAAAACTGATCCCAGCCTTCGGATTACAGTAACAGACGTTGTGGTTGTCGATGATGAAGATGATTCTCCAGAAGATGAGTTGTTTTACTTAGTAAGCTTTATCGAGGGCGAGGATGAAGGAGATCTTTCCGCAGCGGAGTTTGAACTGAATACCGGGGAATGGCTTTCATTCGTCAAATCTGAACAATTGGTTTTCGAACGAGATCCATACATGGACAACATCCCCGAAGGCTCCCACCTAGCTAAAATTCGAGACTTACTGCTTAAGGCTAAAAAACAGTGACAGTCCGCAAACTTCCGTCAGGAAAATGGCTTTGCCAGTGCTTTCCATATGGGCGTGACGGAAAGCGCATTCGTAGGCAGTTTGCCACCAAAGGCGAGGCGCTCTCTTATGAGCGCCGCACCATGAATAATGCAACCCACCGGGAGTTAAACGATAACGCGGTGACGCTTTCTGCTTTCGTTGAGCGCTGGTACGAAATGCACGGCAAAACGCTTACTTCCGGTGATGAACGCAAGGTAAAGCTACTGGCTATCTGTGAACGTTTAGGCGATCCCCTCGCCTCTCACTTCAATAAAAATACATTTGCGGTTTATCGTGAAAAACGATTGGCCGGTGAGTGGAATCAAAAAGGCAAAAAGAAACTCAGTGAGGCGACGGTAAATCGCGAGCAGTCATACCTGCATGCGATTTTCTCGGAGATGAAGAGGCTGGGTGTATGGGAGGGAGATAACCCGCTGTCAGGCATCAGGCAATTCAAGGAGGGCGATCAGGAGCTAGCTTTCCTATACGAGGAAGAGATAGAGCGACTTTTAACGGCCTGCGATCAATCGGCGAATAAGGATTTGGGTGTAATCGTGCGAATATGCCTAGCGACCGGCGCAAGGTGGAGTGAGGCACAGGATTTAAAGCAATCTCAGGTTCTGCCAGGGCGGCTGACGTTTACGCAGACCAAAAGCAAAAAAAATCGAACTGTACCGATTTCTCAACAGCTACAGAAATTGCTACCCAAAAAGCGTGGGGCGCTTTTCACGCCAGCATACGAAGCCTTCAAATCAGCGCTTACAAGAGCCGATATCGAGCTGCCAAAAGGTCAGCGCACCCATGTGCTACGCCATACCTTTGCGAGCCACTTCATGATGCGTGGAGGGAATATTTTAGTGCTTCAGCAAATACTCGGACATAGCACGATTATGATGACGATGAGATATGCACATTTTGCTCCTGATCATTTAGATGCTGCAGTATTACTTAATCCATTCGACAACAAGTTAAACCAAGGCTAACTGTATGGAATGTGTAAAAATTGAGAACCGTCAAGGTATCGAAATCAGGACTATTCGTGATGATAATGGAGAGTTTTCGAGACTATACAGAGAGAAAGGAAAACTTTTGCCAAGGTTACTACTGGAAGGATTTTACATTGAACAAATGAAAGCCTTTCGCTCACTTGATAAAGATTTAAGAAACATCCAAACGTGGGTAAAAATACTTAATGATCTGAACATTAAGAACGACTTTCAAAACAATCGTTATCCAGCAATGGATAATGAGGATGCTGCTTTATCTAAAGGTCTGTTTTTTGCCATTTTGGCGTTATATGGAAGATGCTTTACTGGAGCCCAAAACCGCAAGTTTACCTTTGATAAAAAGCACGTCCCGGAAAAATACCGTGAATTTCATGAAGAGCTCATGCATGCACGCCACAACTTTGCAGCACATAAAGGAGATTTCGAAGCCGAAGACTGTCAAATCGCGCTTGTGGTCAACATCAGGAAGAACACGTTACGCCCACTGTTTTTCTCTGAATTACAGCAACCTTACATGGCCCAAACCTTCTTAGACAATGGACACGAAAATACCCTAGTAAATCTTTGTATAGCTCTTCGTGACGTAGTCGCCGAAAAATATGAGGGTGTGTGTACCAAAATCATTGATGGTTTTGTTCGTACTAAACCCCCAGTCTATTGGAAAAATATAGATGTTAAAACTGTAAATATCGATTCATATTTTAAGAAGTGA